ATTTAAAAAGAGTAATAAAGTCAGTAAAAACATTTTTTAATAAATGATAAATTTTGAAGAGTATAGATTATTAGAATCTTATATAGGTTCTAAAAATTTTGAAATTTTGTTGGAGAAAAATCTTTCTAATAAAATTGATAACAAAATAAAATTCGGTATAGTAATGCCTACTCATAAAATATCTGATGGTGGTGCTCAGACAACTAGACAAAATCACATGACTACACCTAGTATATTAAAAGATTCTTTAACATCAATAAAAAATCAAAAGTATGATAATTATACGGTTTACTTAGTAGGTGATAAATATGATGGTGATGAAGAGATAAAGGAAGTAATGAATAGTATTATCCCAAAGGGTAAATTAAAATATCATAACCTGTCATCACCTGGTGAAAGAGATAAAGGTTTTACAAAGCAACAATTTAGATATACTGCAGGTTGCGGTGCAATGAATAAAGGTTTGCAAATGGCTAAGTCAGATGGGTGTGATTATATTGTTAGAATTGACCATGATGATAAGTGGACTCCTAATCACTTAGAGCTTTTAGCAAAAGCATACACACAATATCCTGAATTGGCATATGTATTCACAAGAAGCCGTAAAAAGATAGACGCAACAAATAGCTCTAAGAAATATATGTACCAACCTAGGGACGAAAGGCATACTAATCTAATAGAACCAAATAATCTTGGTTATACTCATGGTGATGTTAGTCACTCTGCAGTTTCATGGAGACCTTCTATGTGTGGTGATTTAAGATATCGTGATGCCGACGCGCAATGTAATACCGAACCTAAAATATCTAAAGAAAAAACTAACCCAGCTGATGTTGACATGTTTAACAGAATGATGAAGGTTATAAAAGATAAAGGTCATAAGTATATGTACGTACCAAAACTAACAAGTTTCTATAGAAACAGAAAAGGTAAATTCTAATGAATATATATAAAAACAATAAAAAATAACTATTATGGAAAAATTTGAAGAAATCAAGGCTCTTATCGAGTCAGTAAGTGAAGATGTAGATAAATTCTATGTAAAGGGAAATAAGGCAGCCGCCGTAAGAATTAGAAAATCAATGCAAGAAGTTAAAAATCTAGCACAAGAACTAAGATTACACGTCCAAGAGACTAAGAACAATATGTAATCATACATAATCTTTTTTAAAAAAGACTATCTTTAATTAGATGGTCTTTTTTGTTTGTATAATGCCCGGTTATACTTGAAACTTTTTTAAAAACTTCTATATAATAATAAATCAGTTAAATTATATGGAACGTTGCTTAATATTAGATTTTGATGATACTTTAGTTTCAACTATAGATACTCATGCAAATTCATGGAAACTTGCTATAGAAAGAGTATTGAATAGGGATATACCTATTGAAACAATAATGTCTGATATTAATTACGGAATGGATGTTCTTTTAAAGAAATATCAATTAACTGAAGCTGAGTCCCAATTAGCACAAGATTACAAAAGAGAAATATTTTCAAAGAATCTTCATAAGACTAAAATAAATCAATTACTTTTGTGGATAATTAAAAATTCTCAATTTGAAAAAGTTATTATAGCATCAAATTCATCTAGAGAAAATGTAGATAGAATTATGGCTTATCATAATATAAGTAATGAATTATTTGATATGATTGTAACGAGGGATGATGTTTTAAATAAAAAGCCACACTCAGATATGGCAGATTTAATTTTTAAAACATTTCCTAAATATAATCCAGCTGATTTTTTAATGGTTGGTGATTCAGAAGTAGATTCAACATTCGCACTTAAAAACAAAATGAAATGCATACTGGTAAAGTTTTAGTAGGAAATAGTGGAGATAGGGTATATCTTCAAGATAACAAAGTTATTAAAGAAGCTGGGGTTTATCCTATAAAGTTTAAGCAGCAAATGGATTGGTTAAAAAATTGTACCCATCCGAATTTTATAAAGATTAATCCTATATCAGATACTTCATTTGAAATGAAAAAATACCCAACATGGTATGATAAAATCTGTGAACAGCCTTTAATTAAATCAATTGACCAATTAGATGATCTTATTCATATTGTAAATGATTTTGATGGTTACGGTACTGATGTAGATACAAGATCTTATTTAGATAAATTAGAAGGTAGAACAGGTTATACTTATGAAGGTGAATTAGATGCATCGTCAGGCTGGGGGTTTGTTCATGGTGATTTAACAGTAAGTAATATCTTATATGATAAGGATTTTATTTTTATTGATCCACGAGGTACTGAAGAGCAGAATTATTATGACTATGGAAAACTGATGCAATCTTTTGTAATGAAATATGAGGCCCATATATACAATGAAAGGAATTCTAAATATCTTAAGTTCTGTAGGGAAGCAGAAAACATAATGTATGAATGGTATGACGAATACCAATTAAAATTCTTTTTAGCAGTTCACTTATTAGGAGCTGTTCCATTTTTTGAATTAAATGAAAGATATGAATTGGCAGGTATGTTCCTTAAGAAAGGGCATGAATTATTCGATGAATTAGAAATTAAATATAGCAAATGAGTAGAGTAAGAAAAGCAATTATCTTAGCAGCCGGGAGGTCTACTAGGTATGGATCAAATAAACTTATAGATCCAATTTTAGGAAAATCAACAATTCAGTACTGTATTGAATTTTGTATTGAGAATGGAATAGAGGATGCATATGTTACTATAAGTAAATCTGACTTCTTTTTTAAAAATAGAAATACAAAATTATCTCATCCTATTATTGAAAGTTTATCAAAGTATAAAGAAAAGATAAACATTTGTTATGAATTTCAGAAGGATGATGAATATGGACCAGGCGCTGCAATTAAGGCATGGGAAGGTAAATTTTATGAACCTTTCTTATGTCTCTTTGGTGACAATTATTATCAAGGTAATATTGGTTTAGAATACCATGATCCTAATAACACTGTTGTTACTTATAAGGATTATGAAACTAGAGCAAGAAATTTACAACTTGCTACTATCCTAGAAGATGTGGTTATTGAAAAACCGCATGGTGTAGTAAGCGGTAGATATTTTTGCGGATATATGATATTTGGTAAAGAGGCATTTGATAACTTAAGTAGTATTAAATTATCAAACAGAAATGAATATGAAATTACTCATCTTATAAACTCGATGGATAATTTAAAATTTGAAGAATTAAATATATGTTGGTATGATTTAACATACGAACAAGATAAACAAGTAATAGAAGATATTATTCAAAATTGTTAATATGAAAGAGAATGTAAAAAAGATTGGTTTTTTTAAATTAGGTAAAGCCATAAAGTTTAATGAAAACAGTTGGAGCGCAATCGGTGGTGATTGTGAACCTAAGCAATTAATTTGTTCAATTGCAAACAGAAATCCTAATATCGAATATTGGCTATTAAGCCCAAATGATTTAGGTAAGTTTAGAGCAAAACAAAAACCTAAAGTAAATTCTTTATTCGGCCCACCGCAAACAGATGAACCTATAGTTCCTAATAATATTAAAGAATTTCATTCTACTATGAAAGAGAGAAAGTCTACTGATGAAACTGTTGAAATTATTCAAGGTTTAGATTTAGATTTTATTTTCTTTTATACTGGTCCAACAAGTACTGTTAATATTCCAGAGTATATCAACAAGAAGGATGGTACTGGTCAAGTTAAATCGTTGGATTTCTTTAAGTATTATGCAGCTCCAATTATTAAAGCGATGAATGAATTGGAAAAGAAAGTTCCTATTGTAGGTTTACTTGTTGATAACCGATATGTTCTTGCGTGTAAGGATTGGAGTATAAATAATAGACCAACCTATTACTTAGCACAAAATACATTTACTAAAGAAGAACAATATTTCTGTAATCCACCACTGAGAGATGTTAAAACAATTACATCTACATATGAATATTCAGGTATTGAAACAGTATTTCTTTTAGATAAGAAAAGATATGATACTGATGAATTATTTAAAATGAAAAAGACCAATTCATTTATGATGCTACAGAATCAAGGTAAAGGTTCAGGTGGAATGGATCGTTGGGATCCAGTAAAAGAATACATTGTTGATCAAGAAATAGAAACTGATATCTATGGTAAATGGGATGATGAGATTAAAGAAAAGTATCCTAAATGGTTTAAAGGAGAAACTAGAATCGAAACAATGACCGATGAATTACTCGGTACTAAATATACATTCTGTGTACCTATTAAAGAAGGTATGGTAACCTCTAAGTATGCTGAAATGCTACACTATGGTATTATACCTTTCTTACACCCATCTTACGATACTGACTTTAATGTATTCCCTGAAGGTCATTTTATTAGATGTAAATCAGCAGAAGATTTAAAAAAGAAAATTGAATTCTTAAATGCAAACCCGGAGCATTATAAGAAATTATTTTATAACCTACAAGAAAAGTATCTTAAGGATTCTTATTATACTGGAGAGCATGTAGATAACAAGATCTGGGAATCTTATGAAAGAGTAACTAAAACTGAAACCGTAAATGTATAATTCTGAAACAAAAATCCTAGTCACCGGTGGTGCTGGGTTCGTTGGTACAAATTTTATCAATGATTTATTAAATAGAGGACATAATCCTAAATGTATTGCAGTGATCGATAATATGGAACACGGTACTTATATACCTAAAGTCCATGATCAAATTGAAAATTTTCATAAAGTAGATATTAGAAATCAATATGTAGAAAACATTATTCAGGATTTTGCACCTGATTATGTTTATCACTTCGCTGGCTTGGTTTCTATTTATGACTGTCATGAAGATCCATACGAAGCTGTAGATAATAATATCTTAGGAAGTATTAATGTAATGAATGGTTGTGTAAAGGCAGATGTAAAAAGAATTATCTTTAGTGAAACTTCTGCTGTATATGAAAATTGTGAAATGCCTAAAGAAGGGTTTAACGAGAATCAATCTGATCCTACTACAATTTATTCTACAACTAAAGCATGCCTTGCCTTATTAGCAGAATCATACCAGAGAACTAAAGGTTTAAATTATACTGCATTGAGATACTTTAATGTTGCTGGGCCACTTCAAGACTATAATAGAACCATACCTCCTGTATTCGCTGGATTTATTTTAAGAATTAAAGGTAATCATAATCCTATAGTGTTTGGTGATTATATGAAGGCAAGAGATTATATTGATGTATCTGATGTTAATGCATTCCACATTCTTTGTATGGAAAATGAAGATACCGCAAACCAAACCTTTAATTTAGGAACCGGTAAAATGACAAATCTAATGGATCTTAAAAATATGATTGGTGATATTATGGGAGTTGGTGAACCTGTGTTTGATCATTACGATCCGATTGCAGGTGAGGCTTTAAATATCAGAGGGGATATCTCCAAAGCTAAATCGATGGGATGGGAACCTAAAAAAGATATAAGAGATACTATAAAAGAAACTATTGTTTATCTTGAAGAAGAAATTAATCAAGGTACAATTGACCCTTTAACTTTTATGGAAGATTTAGAAATTGAAAAAGTAAAAATATAATATGGAAAAAGAATTAAAATGGGGTACTATAATTCCACTGATTGGTGGTAGTGCTATAGGATGTAAAAAATCTGCAGGTAACGAACCTGCATTTCATTTAAGTTATGATGCGTTTGCTGCTAATGAAAGTCATATTGAAAAATATTGGCCTGATGTACCTATGTATAGGTTAGATCATGAAGATTTAGAAATTCCTAAACAAACCTTTAACGAAGTAGATTATGTAAATTCAGTTTGTCCTTGTGCAGGGTTATCACAATTAAATTCTGCAAGAGGAACGTCTGCTTCTCGTGGATCTGGTGCTACTCAAAATCAATGGATGTATAATTCATCAGAATATATTTTAGAAAACGTAAAACCTAAAGTACTTTGGGGTGAGAATGCACCTGGTCTTTTTACTAAGATGGGAGAAGGTGTTGTTGACAGGTTAAGAGAAATAGGCGAAAAATATGGCTATAGTTTTTCTTTAATTAAAACAAACACCGAGCTTCATGGAATTCCACAAAGAAGAATGAGAACTTTTTATTTCTTTTGGAATACACCAACTGTACCTATGTTAAGTTGGAAATTCAGAGAAAAGAAATTACTAATTGATTATCTTAATGAAATTCCTAAGGATGCTACACACCAAGATATGTTTATGGTTGAAGGTAAAGTCACAGATCATTTTACACCTTATGAATATGTTTTAGAAAAGGAAGGTTTAACTCATGCTGAATTTGCTGCAAAATTTAAAAAAGGAACTATTGCACAGTACTTAGAAAAAAATGAACTTATTGATGACTGTATTAAATGGTTAGAAAAACATTATCCTAAAAGAGGGTTTTCAAATAAAAAATCTACAAAGACTTTTATTGATATGTTAGAGCACCAACAATATAAAACAAGTCAAGGATTAGGTTATTGGGATGCATCCCCGCATTTCTTTCACGATTCTTTTTCTGCTCTTATTGGTAGAAATATGTTTAATGGTGTACACCCAGTAGAAAACAGATATCTTAATGTTAGAGAAATGCTTCACTTAATGGGACTTCCTTTAGACTTCGGTATTGAAAGCTCAAGACAAGTAAATCATATTGCTCAAAATGTACCTGTTACAACTGCTATGGATATGGCTGATGAGGTAAAGAAATTTTGTAAAGGCGAGGCTAAGATGACTAATTTTACATTTCTGAAACAAGATAACACAAGTCATAAAATTATTGATTCTGTTGAAATTGGATCAGAACCTAAAAAGAAATATAAAGTAAAAAGTATAATTTAATTATGAAAGATAACGCATTAGCAATAGGAATATCTAGTTTAGAGTTTACCAATATCTTATGTAGTTATTATCCTAAAGGGATCAAAGAAAATTTTGATATTTACTTATTTGTTGATAATAATAAAATAGACATAGATAAACTTCAGTGCATTTTTAAAGAGCATGATTTAGATATTTTTATTAATGCTAAAATTATTATCTTAAAGGATGTATATGATCATTATATAGAAAAGCATCAATATAAAGGTAATGCAAAAAAGTTTCTATTAAATCATGGTTGTTTATTTAAAATTCTAATGCCTATTTATCTAAGAGAAATGTTTGGTGTTAAAAGAACATATGTTTCCGATGATGATGTATTTATCCTAAATGATCTCAGTTATATGTGGACTAAATATAAAGAGTTCGGTATTAAGAAGGAAAACTTATTTTACATTAGAAATAAAAATAAGTATGATGTAATGAATGCCTTCAATGAAATATTTGAATCTGATTTTACTTTGGATCAAATGAATGGTCTAGCAATAAATGCAGGTAATATTATTTATGACGAAGACCCTAAGTTAGAATATTACTTTGAGCGGTTTATGAAGCACCCATTTATTCATCATATGTTTTTTGATTTTACAGGTTATACGAGCTGGACAGTAGAACAGAGGTTTCATCATTTTAATATTCATAGATATTTAGCAGAAGGAAAGGAAGTTAAATTTTTAGAAAGTAAAGACTTAAGACTAATGCAAAATCTTGATAAAGATATGAAGGCTGGTGAGCCACCTGAAAAATATTTAAAAGAAGTCGTACCATCCTTAATCCATTATGCAATAGGCACAAAAAAACCTTTATGGTTAAATGATTTTTTACCAGGTCTTAAATGGAGATATGGTTTTGACTATAAGGCCAAATATGAATTAAAGGATATTCTATATAATAAAGATTGGCGACCACCATCCTTTAAAAGTGTACAGAAAAAACAAACAGCATTAAAAATTAAGTCTGTATTTTAACTTAAACTAAGTAACAATAATCAATATAATAATAAACAAATAATATTTTAAATGGAAACAAAAATTAACAAAATTGACGGTTATGAATTAAGTTCATTCGTTCGCAAACTACTTCCAATTGACAAATTCATCTTTATGAAAATCGCAAAAGAAGGTACTGTATCTTCTGTATATTTTCCTGAGAGAGATGCCGTAAAATTGGTTAACACTCCAACTGCTGATATCTTTGATGCTGATATCTCTGAACCTGTAAAGGTAAGCTTTTATAATGGTACTAAAGTTATTGATGCATTAAGTCATTTTAATGGTGATGTCCAAGGTCGTATTAAGTATACTGAATATGATGGAGAATTAATGGCAAGTGATTTTATTTTAGAAAATGAAGATCTTCAAATTAATTTGGCATGTACAGATCCTTCATTATCTTTTATGGAAATGAGCAAGGAAGAAACTGATAGAGCATTCGGTACAGATTCTAAAATGTTTAGTTTTGATTTACTTACTACTCATGTAGATAAAATGAAATCATTATTTAACTTAGATAAAGATGAAGATATCTTTACTCTTTATATAGGAGAAAAAGGTATTAATATTAAAGGTACTTCTTATGATGCTACTTTATGCCACTCTTATGATTCAGATGTAGAAAAAGGTGCAAAAGTTGTAATTTATAAAAAGTATATTAATCTTTTAGATAAGGAAAATTACAAAGTAAGCGTTTGTGAAAATAAGGTTGTATTTAAATCTTTAGATACTAATACACATCTTACTGTTGCTGTTGCTATTACTGACGAGGATTAATACTGCATCTAATTATTTAAAGGGCATCATAATCGGTGCCCTTTAAACTTTCTTTAATCTTACCGTATAAAAATAAAAATGACAGAGGAATTACAAAAAATTAACGAAGAGGCATCTAAGTTTTATAATTATGAACAGGCAGTTAAGTTAATGCTTAACTCTATTTACGGCGCATTTGGTAATCCTTATTTTTATTTCTTTAATGTTGATATTGCTGAAACTATTACACTCCAAGGTAAAGATGCAATTTTATATACCGAACAATTAGTTAATAAGTATTTTAAAGAGTTTTGGCATAAAGATCTACCAGCTCACGCTGCTATGGGTATTACTGTAACAGGTAAAATTGAAAAACCAGTAGGTATTTATATTGATACAGATTCAGTGTATGTTAAATTTGATGAAGTAATTCAAAAGTCGGAAGGCTGGAACGGTGATGAAAAAGAATTTATACTTAAGCTTTATAAGGTTAGGTTAAATGGTTATATAGAAAAGATTCTACAAAAATATGCAGACGATAATAATGCAGAAAACTTTTTATCTTTTGAATTAGAAAGTATTGCTAAAAATGCAATATGGTTGGCAAAGAAAAAGTATATGCAGAATATAGTTTGGAAGGATCCGGATATTCACTATGATGATCTTTCTAAAATTAGTTCAAAAGGATTTGAAATCATTCAGTCATCTACTCCTATTTTTGCAAGAGAAAAATTAAAAGAACTATTAACTTACATATTTTCTGTAAGTGAATTAGATATGGGAGCATTTGCATCTTTGCTTAAGGATGTTAAAAGACAATTTAGATTAGCAAATGTTGATCAAATCAGTTTTTCAAGAAAGGTTAATAATTATCAAAAGTATATTGTAAATGATTATGAACAATTTGAGATCGCATCAAAATGCCCAATCGGCGTAAGATCTGCAGGTTATCATAATTACTTATTAAACAATTCAGGCAAAAAAGGTAAATACCAACCATTAGGAAACGGGGAAAAATGTAAAATGTATTTTTCTGAAGATAATTCCTGTGATGTATTTGCATATGCACCTGGAGATTATCCTTATGAATTCGCGCCTAAGATTGATTACGATCGACAATTCGAAAAAACAATATTAGATCCTATAAACAGAGTTGTTACTGCTATGGGATTTAAGGGATTCAATAGAAACTTGATTTATACTACAAGTTTATTTTAAAAAAAATTATGTTATGAAAAACCCAGATAAATTAAACAGAAAAGATATAAGCAATTTATGTAAATTAGCGCTAGATAAAGGTGGTGATTTAGTTCCATTAAAAATTCCTTCGTCAGAATCATTAGGTGAAGGATTGACTAATGGTTCGATTCTTTTTCATAAAGATAAATGGCTTCTTAATTTAAGGAGAGTTGGATATCTATTTTATCAATCTGAAAATAAACAAAAATTCCCATGCCCTTGGGGTCCTTTAGTTTATTTAAATCCAGAAAATGATGTAGTATTAAGAACTACAAATTATATCTGTGATTTAAATAGTGATACTCTTGAGGTTGATAAATGGAGAAAAACAGATACTACATTATTAGATAGACCACCATTATGGGAATTTATTGGATTAGAGGATGCCCGTTTACAATTTTGGGATAACAAATTATATCAAACGGGCGTGCGACGTGACACTACAGTCAATGGGCAAGGTAGAATGGAATTATCTACAATTAAGAATGACGAGTCTTGTATGGAGATTGATAGAGTAAGAATAGAGCCTCCTAATGATCCTACTTCTTATTGTGAAAAAAATTGGATGGCTATAAATGATATGCCATACCATTATATTAAATGGTCAAGCCCAACAGAATTAGTAAAGGTAGATCCTAATAAAGGTACTTCAGAATTAGTAAAAATTGTAGACCAATCTCATATTAAAACAAAAAGAGATATGAGAGGTTCTTCTAATATAATTAAATATAAAGATTACTGGGTAGGAATAATTCATGAAGTAGATCTTTGGTTTAATTCGGAATCTCAAAAAGACTCAATTTATTATCACAGATTTGTTGTTTGGGATAAAGATTGGAAAATTAAATATATTAGTGATGAATTTGATTTTATGACTGGGCGAGTTGAATTCACTTGTGGTATTGCATTTGACGAAAAGACTAATAACTTTTTAATACCATTTGGATTTCAAGATCATACTTCATTTATGTTAAGTTTACCTGAATCTGTATTTAGGGAAGTTACTAATATGGAGCCTATAAAAACCAAAGAAAGCGTAAAGAAAACCACTAAACATAAAACACTTCATAATTTCATTCATAATCCATTTAATGCTAAGGCTGCGTTTAAACTTGGGGAGGGGTATTTTAAAGAAGGTCATTGGGGATCTGCTTTAGGTTTCTTTTTAAGAGCAGCGGAATATACTGATGATTTAGATCTTCAATACGAGTCATTTTTCATGGTGTGTAGATGTCTTGCAAATAAAGGTGGTCGTGATGAATGTGAACAAAAAATGTGGTTGCAATTAATTTCATTAGATCCTACTCGACCTGAAGGTTATGGTGCAATGTCTTCATATTATTCATGGAGAGGTAATTATCATAATGCTTATTTTTATAGTAACCTAGGTTATACTTTAGGTAAAGAATGCAAGCCTATGATAAAATCTACTGGTGCTATAATTAGTAAATCACCTCTATTAAAGCAAACTAAATTATTTGGATCATCTTATGGTTTAATGAAAGATAAATTAGAAATACTTAAAGATTTTATATCTAACCCTAAAAATCATAATCCGGCATTACATGCATTTATGTCACAAGAAGCAGTAAAGTATAAACTTGTACAATAAAACAACTCTTATATTTTCTATATAATAATAAAATAAAACAAATATGGCAAAAGAATTTTCATTCGCAGATTTAAACAAAGAAATGTCAAAACACTCCACATACGGAGAGACTTTAGACAAATCAACTATTTCAGAAATAGATCATTATATACCAACTGGAAATTGGCATCTTAATGCTTGCTTAACAGGCTCGCTGTTTGGTGGTTATCCTAATAACAGGGCAGTTGCATTAGCAGGACCCTCCGGTACTGGTAAAACTTATCTTATCTTAAATGCAATTAAACAAGCACAGGCACAAGGTTATAGTATTGTATTTTATGATTCTGAAAATGCTGTAGATAAAACTTTAGTAGAAAAGTTTGGTATTGATCCAACAAAATTTCGTTATGAGCCATGTAATACGGTTCAAGAATTTAGAACTTCGGTAACGGCAATTACCGATGTATTAATCGAACAAAAAGCAAAAGGTATCGCTCTACCTAAAATTATGGTCGTGCTGGATTCTGCAGGTAACTTAGCAACCCAAAAAGAAATTGATGATGCTAAAACTGGAAGTAGTAAAGCTGATATGACAAGAGCTAAATTATTAAAATCTACATTCCGAATCATTATGACGCAATTCGGTATATGTAAAATACCTTTCTTATTTACTAATCATACTTACCAAACACAAGATCTTTTCTCTAGGCAAGTAGGTGGCGGTGGAACTGGTCCTGAATATGCTGCCTCTATTATTTTATTTTTAGGTAAAGCAAAACTTAAAGAAGGTATAGAACAAACCGGTATTATTGTTACTGCCAAACCAAATAAAAATAGATTTGCAAAACCTACTAATATTAAATTCCATATTTCTTTTAATAAAGGTATGAATCCTTATATTGGATTAGAGGAGTATATAAGTTGGGATACATGTGGAGTTGAACGAGGAAGATTTATAAATGAGAATGCATTTAAGAAATTAACTGATATAGGTAAAGCTGAATGTAGAGAACATTCTTTTGATAAGGATGGTAAAAAGGTTACTATTTATTTTCAACCAGCCGCAACTGCAAGAAAGATATGCGTAAAGCATCTTAATGATACTGTAGATCTTAATCAATTATTTACACCAGAAGTAATGACCGAGGGTGTACTGAAGGCATTGGAGCCAATCGTTGCTGCTAAGTTTAAGTATGGTGAAGAACTTGATGTTGAAAATTTAACCGAAATGCTAGAAGCCGATGTTACCGAAAAATCTTAATACTGCAAAACTTAAAGTAAAGCATGTATTAGGAAATCATACAACATTACCAACTTACCCAGACGCTGAAGATATTACGTATGAACTGATACGAGATTATTGTGGTAAAGTAGCAAAGGAAATTAAATTTACTAATGTATCTTTACAGAAAAAGTACAGCCTTACTGATGAAAAGGTTAATGAAATTTTAATGACTCTTAAAAAGAAAAAGATTATTAAAGTATCATTATCTAATTCTGCATATACTACATACGAAATTATTACAAATCCATATGAATAAGCATGACTTAAGATTTAAAGAAACTCGCGGTGTTAAATTCATATGTGATGTTCATGATATGATGGGCCAACAGATATTAGGTGATCAAGGATGGGAGCTTCATTTAGAAGATGTCTATAAAAAAATAATACTTAATGACTTTACTATTATTGATGTAGGTGCTAATATTGGTTGGCATACAGTTCAGTTTGGATTGCTAGGTAAAGAAGTGCATGCATTTGAACCAGTAAAATCTAATTTCTATAATCTCTGTGGTAATGTTGTTGTTAACAATTTAAGTGATAAGATTACTTTATATGAAGAAGCATTAAGTAATAAACCAGAGTTACTAGGTATTATTAATCAAGAAGATTTTTATGAAAATCCATTATGGTCACATAATACAAAGGAATTGGTATTTAATAATTGTGGCGGTATTGCATTAGGAAATACTGATAATAGTAATATGACTGCTAATACATTGGATAGTTTTTCATTCGCACCAACTTTAATTAAAATAGATGTTGAAGGATTTGAGCTTAAGGTTTTACAAGGTTCTATGAAAACTTTAAATAATCATAAGCCAATTGTTTTAATTGAACTTCACCCCAAAAATACTGATAATGAATCCATAAAGACAATTCTCTTATCATTAGGTTATAAGATGTATTTAATACCTAACTCATATAATACATATCAGCATTATGATTATTTAGCTTACCATGATGATACTAAACATGGTAAATTTGTTCAAAGGCTTATAGATTTAAACAAAATATAGATTTTACTATATAAAAATAAACAAAAATGAACTCCAGTACAGACCACGAAAAAATATTTTTTAATTACTTTCTTAAAAAGCCACATTATCTAAAAAGTACTGGCCCAGGCTTCTTTTCTAATAATGATTTAGATCAAATAGCTAAACTATCTAAAAAGTTTTATACTGATTTTGGTGAAAGCCCTTCAAGAGAACAGATGAAGGCTCTTATTAAAGATGATCCAAATGAAATACCTTCTGATATAGTTTCTTCTATTTATGATATTAATATTAATGAATATGATCAGGATTGGTTAAAAAGAACTGGTGAGGCATGGGTTAAATGGAAACATTTTGATAAACAATTAGTAAGAACAATTGAATATGTAAAAACTCAAGATGTATCACCAGAAAATGTTGAGGATGTTGTAACTCGTGCTATTGGCATGATCTCAACAGAAGGATCATTAAACTTTGATACTGATATTGGATTAGACTTTTTTAAACCAGAAGATCATGTACAAAGAACATCAAAGAAAATTGAAACAGGTTGGACTTTCGTAGATAATGTATCAGGTGGTGGGTATGATACAAAATCTTTAATAGTTTATGCAGGAGAACAAAATATTGGTAAATCTATATGGTTGGCTAATGATGCTGCTAACTTTGTTAGAATGGGTCATAACGTAGTTTTTATTACTGCTGAAATGTCAGCTCAAAAGGTTTTAAAAAGAATAGGTTCTAATCTGTTACAAATTCCAATGCCACAGTACGATGAAAAAACTGGTAATAGAGATTATATGAAAAGGCGTTTAGAAAAAATATCTCGAGGTTTATTACCACCAGGTAAACTTTTTGTAAAAGAAATGCCAACATCACAAGGTACTGTTTTAGATATAGAAGCATACTTAAAAGATTTAGAAGAAGCACAAGATCATAAAGTAAATGTATTAGTTGTAGATTATATTAATATTCTTGCAAATTATAGAAATCCTAATACTGAAAATACTTATATGAAGATTAAACAAATTGCCGAAGATCTTCGAGCATTGGCAGTTAAAAGAGATATGTTAGTAATTTCAGCCACACAAATTAACCGTGGTGCATGGGATGCTACTGAGGTAAGAATGGAAAACATTGCTGAATCTGCTGGTCTTGCGCATACTGCAGATGTTATGTATGCTTTAATACAAGATTCAATGATGCATGCAGAACGAGAATACTGGTTAAAGGTATTAAAAATTAGAGATGGTCAAGGTAAAGGTACTCGATGTAGATTTAATATTGATTATGATCACATGAGATTAACCGAAACTGACGATATAAATTAAACTTAAAAGATATGTGGGGAAAAAAGAAAAAACCTAAATTAGATGAAAACGGAAAACCTATTCCACCTAAATTAGCAGACAAAGATAAAATTTTTAATAATTCATACGGTGATCAGGATATTACTGAAAACCGAGTTAACTTTACTGTTGCTGCAACTTATGGTGATAGTATGGATCCTGATGATAGGATGCACTATGAATTACTAATTAAGAAGATTGATAAAATTATAAAGGGTAGTGAATATGAGCATTTAAATGAAGCTACGCCAGAAGGAGTAATTAAGAAATTAAATAAAGTACAAATCAATAGAGTATATTCTCATATCATAGAAAAGATTGGGGATGGGTATACAAGAGTTGATTTGTTTAGTGTTATATCAGATTACTTTGATGTATTCCCTAATAAATTTTATAATTCTCTTTCTAATAAATTTAAAGATGAACTTATTAAAGAATTGGACGATAAGTATAATATCTTAGAAAAAAGAAAAATCAGAAAATTATTTTAATATGGCAAGAGTTTGGATGGTTAGCGATTCACATTTAGGCTGTAGATCAAATTCTGTATTATGGCTTAATATTATTGAAGATTACTTTTTTGGGTTTTTTATACCTTTAGTTAAAAAAGAATATAAAGAAGGTGATGTTCTTTATCATTTAGGTGATGTATTCGATAATCGCCAAAGTGTTAATTTAGCTGCGCAAGATTTAGCAATTAGAGTGTTTGAAGAATTAGGTAAGATATTTCCTGATATTCATATTATAGTTGGTAATCATGATATTATGAGAAAGAATTCTAATGATATTGCATCTGTTGATTGTTTAAAGTATTTACCTAATGTTACTGTTCATAAGGAACCAAGAATTTTAAAGTATAATAATACTAAATGTTTACTTATGCCTTGGAGAAGAGACCATGAACATGAAAAGGAAACTTTAGATTCTATAAAGGAAAATATTGATTATATGTTTTGTCATACTGAAACTCGTGGTGTACAAACTTCTCCTAGTACAAAACATTTACATGAAGGGGGTAATGATGTAGGAATATTTAAAAGATTTAAAAGAGTTTATTCTGGTCATATTCATTATAGACAAGATAAGCAAAATTTTGTTCTTGTAGGTAATCCTTATCAAATGACAAGATCTGATAGAGGAAATCAAAAAGGTATTTATGTATTAGATTTAGATACAGGAAAGCATGAATTCTTTATGAATAAAAGAAGTCCTGAATTTATAAGGTATTATATTAATGATATCTTAGAGATGCGTATGGATGACATAAAGAAGGAAATAAAGGATAATTTTGTAGATGTTTTTATACCATCAAATGTTCTAGGTAAATATAACATTAATATGTTTATGGATTATTTGGATGGAGTTGCTAGAAAATTAGAACCAAGAATCTATGATGAAGAAAATCCTTATGATAGAGAAGATGGAGAAATGTCTGATTTTAATGGAGAACTTAATTTAATGAACATTGCAGCTGAATACATTAATTCATTAGAATATGAAGAAGATCTAAAAGAAAGATTAAAGGTATCAGTACAAGATTTATATAAAAGAACATTATCACCGAATCATGAAGATTAAAAAAGTAGAATTTAAAAACTTTGCAAGTTACGGAAACCGAATGCAGGTAATAGAATTTGATAAAGATAAAAGTGATCTTTATTTAGTTCTTGGTGGAAATGGTGCAGGTAAAAGTACTCTTGCAAAAGTTATAACCTATTTATGTTACGGTAAAGTCGAAGGGTCAACCTTAAAAGATTTACCTAATAGAGTAAATGGTGCTCTTTGGGGTAAGATACATTTAGAATCTAAAAACAACACCGTTGAAATAGAACGAGGAATTAATCCTGGTATTTTTAATGTAAAAATAAATGGATCTGAATATGATGTTGCAGGTAAAGTAAATTTACAAGATTTTTTAGAAACTGAAATTTATGAAATACCTTACCATGTATTTAAGAATGTAATTATTTTGTCTGTAAATGATTTTAAGTCTTTTATTACAATGTCTCCTTATGATAAGAAAAGAATCATTGATAAAATATTTGGATTTTCTATTATCAATGAAATGGCTGAAGCCGTTAAAGAAAAGAGGAGAACTATTATTGAGGAGATCCGAACATATGATGATGAAATAAGAACCCTTAATGAATCAATAGAATCTGTAATCGATAAGATAAAGCATTTTGAAAAGGTTAGTAAAAACAAAGATGCTGAAAAGATTAAAATTCTTAAAGAAAAATTATTACAGTTAAATGAAAACAGGAAAAAGTTAAAAGAACTTACATCTGCTACAAAAGTTAACTTAGAAAAATTAGATGAAAATTCAAGAAAGCAGAACAATAAAAAATCAACATTAAATTCTAAGATTAATACTGTTAAGAAAGAACTTAAGCTATATGAAAATAATTCATGCCCTACCTGCACAGCCCCTCTTAATTCTGATTTTCATTTAGATATTAAAAAAGAAAAAGAAGATTCTTTAGATTTATTATTTACTGAATGGAATCAAATAAAGGAAGACGCTGAAAGAGCAGAAACTGAATTAATTGATCTTAGACAAAAAGGTAGAAAAATACATGTTAAGGTTGGTCAATTAGAAACTCAAATGGAAGCCATTAAAGATAAGTTAATCGAAATGGCTGATAAGGATGAGTCTGAATCAGGATCACATCTCAAACAACTAGTAAAAGATTTTAAAAATCGAAAAGATGATAAATCTACAGGTAAGTTAAAAAGTGAAGGGGAAGATTATTATTTAACTATCTTAGAAAATATTATGGGTGAAAATGGAATTAAGAACTTAGCAGTAAGATCTATACTTCCTTCATTTAATAACCACATTCAATTAATGGGGAGAGAAATGGGAATACCGTTTGGTATTAGATTTAACGAAAAGTTTTACTGTTCTCTTCATCATCTAGGAACAGAGATTAGCCCTAAGACGCTAAGCACAGGTGAAAAGAAAAAGGTTGATTTTGTAATTATTATGGCATTAATAAAAATGATTAAGGTTAGGTTTCCTTCATTAAACATTCTTTTTCTGGATGAAATCTTCTCTTCTATTGACTCTGATGGCGTACACCATATAATTAACATACTTCATAATACAATACAAGATATAGGCCTCAATACCTTTGTTATCAACCATACAGTTTTACCAAGCGAATATTTCGATAAAAAGATTGAAATAACTAAAGATGGTGGCTTTAGTGAATTTAACATTGAATCTATTGGATAAATAGAATATAAACAAAGTCTAATAGATGTCAGCATATAATCAGGAATTTAATAAAGATAATACTATACTTAGGTACTTAGTAGTAGGTATGTTAGCCGAATTAAGCAAAAAAGTATATTATTATAATCAAGTAGATGAAGATACTTTAAAAAAGATTGAGGTACCTTTCTTTTATTCTATATCTGGTAATGAAAGATTTCTTTTAGATAACTTTATGTTTGATGCCGAAAAGGCAGGTAAAGCAATTGGAGATTATGAAGTAGTTCCTAGAGGTATACTTCAAATGAATTCTATGGCTATTGACTCTAGTGCACAAACCAATAAATTTACAAGAGCGGAATTTGTAAGAGAATGGAATGGTGTATTAAAGACATTTTCTCTAATGACTAATTTCTTACCTGTTACTATGGGCTTCAGTGTAACTTTAATATGTTCTAATAATTTGGAAATGTTAAAGGTTACAGAGTCTATTATGAACAAATTATATAGGGCCACTACATTTCAGGTAGATTTAGGAATGTTTAGAGTTAATGCAAGTATGGGAGTCCCTGATGACTATTCACAGGAGAGATCATTTGAATGGGGATTAAATGATAAAAAGGAATTCCAAGTTACTTTTGATATGGAGTTAAAATCATTTATGCCAGTATTTGAAAGTGGAATACTATTATCAGAAATAGACTTTATTACTAGACAAGCCTTAATTACAAATCCTGATGCTATTGGAGTTGGTCAGTTAAGATGCGATAGTAATGGTAATGCTGGTATTTATTTCGGTGGTGTGTTTCAAAAGTTTGAATTTAGCGATGATAATATTTTAGTAGCACCTTTTGAAAACCTATTAAGTAATCAGGGTTATAATAATACCACAAGCAAACAAGTAGGTGGGCCTTATGATAGAAGAGAAATAGATTCATCTAAAAAACCAACCGAATCATCAGAGAGTAGGCAATATCGAAATGCAGATGATGATGAAGGATAATTAACTCTAAGATCCTAGAATATATAAAACAAATCAAATTCTATAATATGGAAAAAGTTATTAAAGAAGGCCAAACTCAGGTTTACATGGATGGTGGAATTGACCGCCAATATGGAGTTAATACTGACGCACCTTACCTTAACGCCCCTAATCAACAATTATTAGATATAGTTGGTGTATTATTTGCACAGAGCGGTAAAACAAAATTAGACGGTAAAAACGGAAAGGTGGTTAATGAAGGACCTATGACAGACTCACAGGTACTTTCTATTTTAGTCGGAATGGGAATTCCCCAACAATTAGGTATGAGTGCTATAAATGCCTTTAAAGGAAACAACATAACAGAAAATAATAAACAAAAAAATCATAACGAAATGAAATTTACAATTGCTGAACTGCACGAAAATGTTATGAAGAGCATTGATGCACTAAAAGAAATGAATTCGGATAATTCCAGAACTTCTTATACTGCTAAGAATGCCCTTGACATTTTAGAAGAATCTCTAAAGGCATTCCCGATGAGATTTAAGAACGAAGAAACCAAAGTAATTAGCGAAGAAATAGAAAACAGTGTTAATCCTATGCTTAAGTTTAACATTGCTAAAAATCTTCATAGAAACTTAGCTTCTTCTGATTGGTTAAATCCAATTAACGAATTAAGATCTTATATCACAGGAGCTTATAACGATGCTAAATGGTCTTTCAGAATATCTGAAGCTGTTTCTAGAACACAATCACAAAAAGGTAAAATGTATGAAAGTTTAGTAACTGACTTAGAAGGTTTACTAACAGAATCATCTGATACTATTAAATCTAAGTTTTCTGCAATTGCTGCAAAGAACCCATGGTCAATGGATTGTAAAGCTATTCTAAATGAAATGAAGGCAGATGATAACAAAGCTACTGCAAATGGAGGTGGAACAATTTCTACTATCCTTTCACCGGTTTTAGAATCTGAAAATGGATTAACATTCCACTTACATGGAAAAAACTATAACTTTAATGGAAAGACAATTACTGAAACTGAAGTTAAAGATTCAAGATTCTTTGATGTATTGGAAGGTCTAGGAATGTTTAAAAACATGAACGGTACTTTGGTTACTTTCGGAGAAGGTAATAATAAAACGTTAGAATACAATTTATCTGAAGGTACATTAAAATTAGGAAATACTGATTTATCAAATGTAAGCATCATTGAATTAAAAGAATCTTTAATGGCTCTTAATTTCTTTGGTTACAGAAATCAATGGAAAATTGATAATGTATGTAAGTTTTTTGAATCTATTGATCTTCTTGCCGAAATGGATAATTTTACAAACATTACCTCAACTGAGTTTACTAATCTATTTTTAACTATGATAGGGGTTCAGGAAGGTATCTATGTAAATAAAGTTAATTCAGGAATGCATGTTAATGAAATGGTATTTGTACCTTCTGCAACTGAGGCTGTAAAATTAGTAAAAGAATTTATTAATTATGATGCTACTCCAATTCTTTCAGAAAGATTAATTGCTGAAAATGATGAAGCTGCTAAAATTGAAAAATCACGATCTGACATTTCAGATAAAATATCATTCTTAGAAGAAAAGAAAGCAAAAGTAAAAGATGCTATTGATAAGCTTGGTGAAACTGAAGAACTCACAGAAGCAATGAATTTACTAGAAGAAGAAATTTCTAAATTTGAAAAATCATTACAAGAAACTTATGACAGAGTTGTATTAGGTGGAAATAAAGGTGATAAATCTAAAACTCATGACGGTGAAGATTTTGAAGATGATGATGAAAAGGATGAATCAGTAACAGAAAAAAAAAGTCGTAACGATTATTTAAACGACGGTTTTGTAGAAGCTGAAATTAACAAGAACGGTAATGGTCTTAAAAAAGGTATGGAAGTTATGGTAAGTGCTGAAGATTATACTTCATTAGGCGATAAAGATCAATTAGAATGTATTGATCCTAAAACTGGAAAAACTACTATCTGTCCAAAAAGCCAACTCAACGTTAAGATTTAATAACACCCACTATATAGAAAAGCCGGTAGTAATAATAAACTATCGGCTTTTTTTGTATATAATAATAAATAAAACATTTATAAATGGCAAGAAAAAGAAATTATCTAAATAATAGAGATCTTTTAGAACAAATAATATTATCCAAAGAACAAGATGAGCTCACCCCAAAGGCATTAGAATTTTTAATGTTATTAGCAGACAAATGTTCTAGGAAATTATCATACGCAAATCCAGACGATAGACAAGACTGTATAGCATCTGCTTATATGGACTTATTTAAATATTGGAGAAACTTTAATCCAGAAAAATCAACTAATGCCTTCGCTTATTTTACTGAAATATGTAAAAGAGGATTTGCAAAAGGTTGGAATAAATTACATCCTAGGAAATACGCTGGTACTGTATCAATTAATGGTAGCGCTGATAGCGACGGTATTTATACAATATAAATTTTAAATGAGCATTAAAAAGGTAAAACCTACTTCTAAGTCAGGATTTAAACAAGGTTATTATAATCCTGTTAATCCACAAAAGTATATAGGAGAACATCCTATCATATACAGAAGTAGCTGGGAAAGAAAGTTTTGCCATTGGTGTGATCATAATGATGAAGTATTAAAATGGGCATCTGAACCATTCTCAGTAAAATACTTTAATATGTTAGATAAAAAGTTTCATAATTATTACCCAGACTTTTATATGAAGATGAATAAAGGCGAAGGTATAATTGAAGAATTTGTAGTAGAGATAAAACCTAAGGCACAATTACAAAAACCAAAGGCCCCAAAAAGAAAAACACCAAAGGCACTAAAGAATTTTAAACATGGATATGAAACTTATGTTAGGAACCTTTGTAAAACTGAAGCATTAAATAAAATGGCTAAATTAAGAAATTTTAAAGTTATGCTATTAACCGAAGACTCAAAATTGTTTTAATGGCTATAGTAGGATCATTTCAAATAGATTTAGATATTTATCTTAAAGAAAATAAAGGTAGATCAGGGGCATCTAAGCAATCGGATTCTTCATTATCTACGATTGGTGATAAAGCTAGAGGTGATCTTGAAAATGGTAAGATGTATTCTTTTGAATATTTTACACCTGAAGAAACTTTTTATGATACCTATCCTATAGTATTAGGTTTAGGTAAAAGTATAGATAATCATCAGCTAGGATTAAATCTTCACTATATTCCATATGAAGCAAGAATACCTTTTTTATCTGATGTATATAGATCATTTAAAGATACTATACTAAGAGAGACAAACACCGCACCTGGAAATCCTAATAGACAATCTAGGTTAAATGAATTTACATATGATAATTTAAAACAATCATTAGGTAGAAAATACAATATAACATATGCCATTAGGCAATATAGAATAGATAGAATAAGAAAACCCAGAGTGATGAGTTATGCTGATTGGTACATAGGTGCTGTAAATAACGAAAATCATTTCTTTGGTGGAAATATTAATGATGCACAAGCATTATATTATAAGAATATATAAACAATAAAAGATAAAACAATATGGCAGGTTTTACTGATAGAAGAGGACCCTTAAGTACAGGTAATCCAGTAAGGAAGATTTTAAAGGATCTTTCTAATTTAGGCATGGCTTACGATGATATGATCATTCGTAATTCTCGTGCTGTAGGTTTTACAGAAAACCAAATGGGTTATACGTTTAATCCAATGGGATCTGATTCCGATGATATGTATAGCGCCTTTGCTGCATTATCATTAACTGATACTACCATGAAAAAGAATATCTCTATCTTTGATAGGGATTATGAAAGAAAAAGAGATCAGCTTAGAGAATATGCAGTACAAGATGAAATAGAAGATATCTTAGATGTAATTACTGATGAAGCGATTGTATTTGATGAATCTAATTATATGGCTTATGCAGATTTTAATGGTCATATAGCATCATCAATAGAAGATGAAATTGGAGATGTGTATAATAACTTATATAATTATTTTGGATTTAATGATTCTATTTCTCCGTGGAATTATTTTAGAAAATGGTTAGTAGATGGGTTTTTGGCATTTGAAATAGTTTATAATGATAAGCAAACTGAAATTATTGGATTTAAAGAATTGGATCCTATTTCATTAATGCCTGGTCTTGATACAGATACAGGTAAAAAACAATGGGTGCAATATCAAGGCCAAGGTGCAAAAGAGAGAAAGCTATGGGATTCTCAAATTATTTACTTATCATATTCTTCAATTAATTCTCCTATGAGAATATCTTATGTGGAGCGATTAATAAGATCGTTTAATCTTTTAAGAATTATGGAAACAACCAGAATCATCTGGGCTGTTTCTAATGCTTCATTTAAAACTCAATTTATTATACCTGTAGGTGGTAAATCTAAAACCAGAGCAAAGCAGTCTCTGGCGCAATTAATGAATTCATATAGAGAAGTTGTTGATTTTAATCAAGAGAGCGGTGAAATTGTAACCAACGGAAAATCAATGATGCCTTTCAATAAGGAATATTGGTTACCATCAAAAGACGGTGAATCCCCAGAGATTAGTACAATCGGTGGAGATGGACCAGATCATAAAGAAGGCGGTAATACTTATGATATGGATGCTAGTGGAATGTTAAGAGATGAAATTAAATTTTCTAAATTTATTGACCGTCTTAGATCTATATTCCAAGAAGTACTTGTAAAACCGATGTATCTTCAAATGTGTCTTAATCACCCTGAATTAAAAAATGATGTTTCATTTAAATCTGGTTTAGGACTTAAATTTGTTAAAGATAATGTGTTTGAGGAAATGAAAGAAATGGAGTTACAAACAAAAAGAGTAGACTTCATTGGAAATCTTAAAACACAGTTAAGTACAATGACTGCAGAAATGGAGGAAATTCCATACTTCGATTTAGGATTCCTTGTTAAGAGGTACGGTGGCTTTACACGAGAAGATTTAAAAGCTAATCAGAGGGCTAAGGAAAGAACCGATTTAGAAAAGGAGGGGTATAAGGAAGAAGATATTGAAAAGATCCTTTTAGGTGCTGATAAGGCAGATTTTGAACCGGAAAAGAATAGTAATGGAATTGATGATGATCCATTAGCAGACCTAGGATAAAAAGTTTGCAAACATTGTAATATATAAATCAAATAACTAATAGAAAATGTCAGGAAAAAAATTATTGATTCTTGAAAGACAGAAATCAAATTTAGATATAACCACCGGTGAAGACGGTTCAGTTGTATTAGAAGGTGTATTTACCGAGTTTGATGTTAAGAACAAGAACAACAGGATTTACGAGGAAAAAGAAGTAATGCCTCATATCAATGAATTACAAGAAAAGGTTAAAACCAATAAACTTCTAGGTGAATTAGATCACCCTAAAGATTTTGATGTTAGTTTGGCTAATGTCTCTCATGTTGTTGAATCATTAGATTATGATAAGACTAAAAAACAAGTTATTGGAAAAATCAGATTACTAAATACCTCTAAAGGTAAAGAAGCACAAGCTCTTATTAAAGATGGTATTCCTTTACATATTTCAAGTAGAGCTGCTGGTACAGTAGATGAAAATGGTAAAGTTAAAATTAAAAAGTTTTTTACTTATGACTTGGTTGCAGATCCTGGCTTTGAAAATGCCGAGTTATCAAGAGTAAACGAATCTTTTGGTTTAAGTAATGATGATGGTATATTAATCTATGAAATGGAAGAAACTGAAAATAACGATAATAAAAAAGATCTAACGATGGAAAATAATAATTTTGTAACTGTTGAAGATTTTCAAAAGTATACTGAATATGTATCTGGTGTTTTAAGTAATGTTAAAGAATCTACTAATTCTAATAATGATGAGGTAATGGAAAAACTTATTAAATACACTGAGCATATTGCAGAGAAAGTAAATCAGGTTACTGATTATGCTGAATACTTATCAGAGAATCTTGATAAAAATATTTCATACTCTGACTATTTAGCAGAGAATGTAAATTCAATTAAAGATTATGCTAGTTATTTAGCTGAAGAGCTTGATGGTAGTATTCAATATGCTGAGCATGTTGCT